TCCGCTAAGTCTATAATGGATAATCTGTCTTTATTTGGGTTTAAACGTAACCCTCTACCAATAGACTGAATAATTCGTATAAAACTCTTACCGCCAGATGCAAAAACAATCATGTGCAAGTTTTTTATATTAACACCTGTTGAAAATATAGCAGAAATTGCAATACAAATAATGTTATCACTTGTTTCCATTTCTTTTATCACTCTAGCCCTCTCTTCCACCTCAACTTCACCTCGTATGAAGTATATTTTTCTGTCAGGTAAATTGGAACTTAGATAATTATATAACACTTCACCGTGAGCAATATGATTAACCATAATGAGAACGTTATTTTTAAACTTCTCACACACCTGTTTCATTATGTTATTACGGAAATTGTTGTTGTATATGAAGTCTAACTCTGTTTTGTACTTGTTTTGGTCAGGTACATACCGTACTTTATCCTTATAATCAATGCTTATTACCTTAATTTCTGCATTTGTAAGGTAGCTTTCTGTGCGTAATTCATAAGAATTCTTCTCGTAAAACACGTTTCCTATTTTACCTACAATGTTCCATTCATCAATTTTTGTGTCAGGAAGTGTTCCAGTTAAGCCAAATTTATGGAAAGTCTTTATGGAACTGATCATTTTTCCTATTTTGTTCCCTTTTTTAAGTTTATGGCACTCGTCTATTACCAAAATATCTACATTGGTTAACCACTTTTGCTCTTCAAATCTACTTTGTAATATTCCCATATTAGCAATAATAACGGAACAACCAAATTCAGGTTCATGAGAACCTGTCCATCTTGTTATAGTAAAAGGAACTTTATACTGTAAAAAATCACTATACGTTTGATCCACTAAAGTTAAATCAGGTACAATTAACAAACAAGACATTTTACCATGCATGTTGTTTTGGTAAATTGAGGATAAAATAGAAGCAATAGTTAAGGTTTTTCCTCCTCCAGTACCTACCTTTATTATACCACGTCCAAAATTTAAAGCTTGTTTAACTATGTCGTGCTGATAATCTCTAAGTTTTAAATTTAAATTGTCCCATACTTCTTGGTTTTTAAATGATGGCTTTACTACCTCTTTTAAAGCTTCATCTGTTTTTATTTCTTCATTTGGGTAAATGTTCTTAATGTATCTTAAGATGTCGTAAAATAATCCTGGCTCAAATAAGCCTGTTGGAGTAATGCAATAAATTCTAGAAGGGGCAAAACCACCTCTAAACTTTCTCATAAAAAACGCATTATCGTTTTTAACACTAAAATGTTCTCTTATCTCATCAAAGTAATCACCGACAAGTCTGCATTGTCTTTTATTAGGAAAGTATTCAAATGAAATCATTACATTTTTACGAAAAGATCAAAGAGTTTCTAATTTTATTATTTCTATGATATTCTTGATATCATATGTAAGCGACGAAAACGTTTTTTCAGTCTTTTCTAACAACTCTATAACAAATTTTTCTTCTTTTATTTTTTGTGTTAGATCTTTTATTACTTCGCTTTCAGCTACTGCATTCTGTAAAGTGATGGAAGATATTGCTACTGGTGATTTCTCTCTTGTTTCCGTAACTAATCTTTTTGAGGTAGCTTCAAGCTCTTGCTCTAACTTATAGAGATTACGCTTGTGATTGATGAGTCTACTAACCCAGTAATGCTTACGAGAAGGGGTACGAAGAGTTGCATCTTTGATATTGAATTCATCAATCTTAAGATCTTCTTCTATCTCTTTTATGTACTTTTCTACTACTTCCATCTAAACGATTATAAAAACATAAATAACTTAATCAACCATGTATTCCAGATATTTTAAGAAAATATTACAAGAAGATGGGCCTAATTATGTAGCCACATCTCCTAACACAGCTGGTAGAGGTGGTGCAGTAGGTAATTCTTCTTCAATGTATACAAATGGTACAGCTTCAGGTACTACAGGTACGGATACGTACGCTGCTGGTGATTATAGAATGCCTAAATCTATATTTGGTGGAAAGATAGCCAGACGTAACTTAAGTATACAAAATAGGTTCCCAAAACGTGGGAAATCTAGTAAAAAGAAATAATGGACTTAGGTCACTGGCAAACAACTTTAAATCATGATTATAGCAGTGATACAATTCCTTATGGTTTCATCTATGTTATCACTAATACGGTTACTGGTAAGAAATATATCGGAAAAAAACAAATTAAAAGCGTTAAAAAACTCAAACCTCTCAAAGGGAAGAAAAACAAAAGACACTTTGACATAGAAACGGATTGGAAAACTTATACATCTTCTTCCAATGATGTAAATGAAGATATTGTTACTTTAGGTAAAGATAAGTTTAAATTTGAAATAGTTAGGTTCTGTCAAAGTAAGTTTGAGTTAGCATATTTTGAAGCTAAGTTACAATTTGAAAATGATGTGTTGTTAAAGCCTGGGTTTTACAACGGTATTATTAATTGCAGAATAGGGAGAGCACCTAAGTTATTATTGGAACAACAGTAAACTATTAGCATGGTAATAGTAGAGTTTCCTGAAAAAAACATAACTTTAATAAACTTTAACGAACTGTTTCAGTATCAAATAGGTGATAACATATATAAAGATTTAAAAAAATACAATCTTTTAGATAAACCGCTTACAAACAAAGACGTTAAAAAGCTATTTTACCATTACGTTATATTTGGTATAACTGAAACAATACTTAACGGTTCATATAAAGGTAAGCCAGTATTTTTACTAACTAATAGTTACTTTAGTAAACAAATAGACTTATGTAAATGTTACCATGAACAGGGTGTAATAGAATTTGTAACAAATATTATAGCTAAGTTAGAAACAATGATACCTATAAGAGTTGTGTATATAACTGCAAATACACCTGATTCTATGATAATGGATGCAAGTGTGCAGAAAGTTAAAAATGTTAGTAACAAAGATTTCACTTTTCAAAAGATTAAACAGTTTGCAAAACGTAACGAACTTACGTTTCTCGGTAATGATTACTTAAATCGATTCAAAACTAAACAGATCATGATTTAATAAATAATAACATGGATCTATTTACAGATAAAGCTAATGACATATTAAAAGGGCTTTTAAAAGAAAAAGTCATTTATGATTCGACAAAAGAAACCTCTAGTGATGAAGATTGTGATGAAATGGCACCGTTAACTGCTGAAGATGAAAACACTCCAACAAACACACCCGCCACGTCTTTAGATTTATCTACTAATATTGCAAGTAACACTTTAACAAAAAATCCTAGTAATGCTCGTAAATTAAAGCAGTTACAGGTCACAACAGGTAATTTACTCAATAAAATGATTAGTAAAGAAACCTCTGAAATGAACAAGTTAAATCAAAAGACTTATTAATAAAATGAAATTTTTACAAATTATAGAACAATACGAAAAAAATTTAATTAGTGAGATGGACAACCCACCTCCAGTAATGGCACCACCTCCAGACGGTCCATCTTCACCACCAGCCCCAAATTCAGTACCACCAACACAAGATGAACCGGTTCAAGTTGATGAACCAGCTGGTATTGCAACTATGGGTAATTTGCTTAAAAAGGCATTAACTTTAAAATTAGATGATGATGCAAAGTATAAGGTTTCTCAATTGCCTGAAATTAACGAAAAAAATGCGTCTGAAGTTATTAACCAACTCATTGCTATAATGAAGACGTACTCTTCAGATATTGATATTGAAACGCCATAATGTATAAATCGTTAGATACAGTATACTTGCAGCGTGTATTAGGTATTCTCAACGAAGCTAAAAAAGTTGATTCACCTGGTATGGAAGCTGCTATGCAGGTTCAATCAGCTCAACAAAACCCTATTGAAGCTGGTTTAGCATCTAAACCAAAAAAAGTTAGTAAAAAAGCTACAGTAACTCAATCTTATGACGAGCAAATTTATTCGTTGTTTCCAACTGCAGAGGGTAAACAACAGTTGGACAGTGTTATAGGTATTAAAATCCCAACAGGTAGTGGTATTTTAAAAACACATATTAGTAATAATGCTAATGATAGGCATGTTTGGTCAGAATTGTTTAAACACATGCCAGTTAAAAAATCTGGAGAAACAGAAACTAAAGGTTCTGGTTTTGGTGAATTAGCTTTATATTGGTTTCTTAAAAAAGGAAACCCTGGTGTTGATGTTAGAGATAATAGAGCTGCAGGACGAGGTGCATCAGACTTAATGTTTGGTGATATAGGTATTGAAGTAAAATCTTACCCAATCGGTATTCAAGACATTCCTGTTGGTAGATTTAGAAGTGCTGGTGAAAAATATGGTCATAATAATAATGTCATTATTAATAGTGTTTTAGGTATAAATGCTTTATTAACTAAACTATCATCAGTAAATGAAGAAAGTAGTGAAAAACTTAAAAGACAAAAAATAGCAGATGGTGCTAATTTTAGATATGAAGATTTTTTACACGCTTTTCAAAAAGTAGATAAAATATACAAAGCTATTAATTCAGATGCAGCGTTGTTAAATGAATTTTCTTTGTTTAATCAATTAAATGATAATATTAGTGAAGTTTATAGTATGTTAGGTAGCAAAGGTATTAAAAAAGACACGGCAAAGTATAATGCTACTCAGTTAATGTATAGAATAATGAAAGCTAAACTTTTTTCAAAACCTGGCCCTGGTGGCTATATATGCAATGTAGATATATCCGGTGATATTGAATGGTTTCATATAACAAAAAATATGTTAGATATGAAAATATTTCCAAAAGGTTTTGATGGAGATGATGTGTATGCCACTGGCGCTGCATTACATATTAAAAGAAAGATATTTGAATGATAGACTTTAAAACATACATTTTAACAGAAGGTGGTGCTGCAGGTCATATGCAACATCCATATGAAATACCATCTATTAAAACTGGTGATCAATTAGTTAACTTTTTTAATAAGGCGCTTAATCTTTTAAAAAGACAGAGTGCATCGTTAAAAATTGATGGTATAAATGTAAGTTTAAAGCTTGTAAACGTAGGTGAACCAGAAAAACCTAGATATGAATTTGCATTGACTAGAGGTTCAATGAAACCTATGGATGTGAAGGGTATAACTAAAGAAGAGTTACCACAGTACTTTAAAGAAGGTCATGGGTTAATTGCAGCGGGTGATAAAACCTTAGCAATAATGAATGCTTCTATACCAAACATTACCCCTGAATTAAAGAAGCTAGGATTTTTTACAGATCCAGATTTATTTTTTAATACGGAATTTGTACAAGGTAGAACTAACGTTCTTTCTTACGATCATGACTTTTTAGCTATACACGGT